ATCAAGCCAACTTGGAATAAAGACCAATTGAACTCGATGACAGAGTCGCAACGGCGTGCTATTGAAGAGTTAATCGTATTTTAGGAAGAGAAAATGACTGATAAATACGAAAGTTTACACGGTCAAGCAATGGCAAAATTCGAGAAAGCAATTGCTTTGATTAAAGAAGCGGCATATTTAGAATATTGTGCTGCCCAGCTTATTGAAAATAAACCAGAAAACGAACCATCCTATTCATTCACATGGGTAAGTGCTGCCAGTATGAATCAGTTGGCGAATTGTCATGAAAGAGTATTTGAATGTGCTATCAAAGCTCTACGCGGCAAACCCACAAAACATCTAAAAGGGCAGCTTACAGAAATACTGATTAGAACGGTTGATAGCGTTACCCTGACAAAAATCACTACAGATATACTTGATTCCAGTAATGATTACGTGCAACTAATTATAAGTGGATATGATGTTGATCCTGCTCAATTTGGCACGGATCGAGGCGTTGAAATTCTCTATGAAGATTTTAACCGCGATTACTGGTTTAATGACGCTGAGTTGCGACCACGACTGATTACGGTACTCGAAAAACACGGCATGAAGGAAGGTGTGAATTTTTTGATTCCAAACGAAAGCATCAGTGTTATCAAGGTCGTAAGCGCGTACACTAACGTGCTTGACGAATTGAAGCGGTTCATCGCACTGCTTGAAGATTTGGGAGGGTTGCAATGACCGATGAACAAGTGAAAAAAGTCGAAATACGCAGAGAATGGCTAGATGTTATGACAGTGACGGATGCTGACGGCTCCAAAGCGGTTTATATTCGCAACGATGCGGGGCTTTGGGACGAAGTGCTGTTCGGTCATTTTAGCTACGCTGAAGAGTTGTATCAAACTTACTTAAGGGGTAACAATGATAGCTAAACCAGTTTATTTTCAAAGCGACGGACAGTTTGGTTGGGGTGTGCGCGTGGGGTGTGGTCAAAACCCCATTATTATTCACTACAGAATGGTGGACACGTCACCAACTTATTGTTTACAATGTAATTTAAATACTCAGTTTGGATGCGCAGCACGTCCCGGAAATTCGCGCTTTTGCGGCAGGATTATTGACACAGGCGATCTACCAAATGATGTGAGATGTCATTTCAATCAGATGGTTGAACTTCACGACAAGATGGTTAATAAGTTTGGCTTAGGGCTGATTTAAAAAAATCTGTTAAAATATCAACCAATCCCCCCTATGGTCTCGACCTAGGGCTGCAAATCCGCTATGTTAGCAAGCGTAGCGGCATTTGCGTTACAAAAACTACCCACCCCCATCCACTTGAGAACCTTGCACTTCCGCTTGAATCGTGGTTTTATACCCGCCACTGCCAATGTCGTGAGTGTCTGAGGTGATCTTCCACTCCAATGCACAAAATTCTGGGCGAAAGTTGACCAGTGTCAATTTTAATCCTGACGCAACCGACGGATCGCCGGGAATGGTCAATGACTCAATTGTTCCCGTTCCCCGCGCTAAACGCGAAAATTCCCCCGCTGCCGCTGCTTTTGCCTCTGCTTTATTGGTATAAGTACGCGGCAAGTCTTTGATTTTATCCCCGCCCCCGACAACTTCCTTGTAACTCTCACCAGAATCACGATTGTGCCAAATCGCACGCACCCCAGTGAATTCATTGCGAGTATTCACGCTCGCCGTTAATTCAGTGGCAATATTACCGCCACCGGGTCCACGCGCAATCGTGACATTTCCTAACGGATTATCCCGTTTCCAAAAAATCAACTGCCCATTCTCATATTTCACGTAGCAATCATGCTTGACTGATAAACGCTGCAAAAAATGAGCATCGCCTTCATTCTGGTCAAGATGATCATAGAAGAAGCTGGCGACATCAGGGTCAACTTTTGGGGAATAACCATTGCGTCCGGCAATCTCTCCCACAATTTGCTGAATCGTTTTCTCATCATAAAAACCCTCACGCCGAGTTTTCATGTTCGAGCCGCGATGTTTTTGAGCATTCGCTGTAATTTCAAACGTTGCCGCTTGTGCATCCTTGTGACGCACCTGATCCACTTCAAACTCCCCCATCATCACGAGACCCGTTTCTTTATAGCCCATCTGAACGGTGATAATTTTACCTTTTTGAGGGAAGTCAAGTTTGTAGTCGCGGTCATCAAGCGTGAACGTCGCCGAATCACTCTTGCCTTGCACTGTCCGTTTGACTGAAATGCTTAACACGCGGTCGTTTGCCGCAGCAGACAAGCCGCTAATTACGAAATCTGGACGCATTTTTGCGCTCCTGTTTAATCAAATATCCGAATGAGAGGTCGTTTTTCTTTTAAATCAACTGATTGAATGACGGGCAAGAATACTCTTGTGCCTGACGGGTAGTGTGTGCCTAATTTGGCGAGATGACGATTATTGTCATGTTTTAAAACGATTTCTGTTGCAAAGATTGATTTGCCGTAGTGTTGATAACAAATCGAATCTAACATGTCATCGTCAATACAGGTGTACCACAATTCAGCGCGGATCATTTTTGCCCATCCTCCCCATATTTTTGCAGACTGACTGACCAGTCCACCTTGCGCGGTCTGAGGTCGTCAAGCAACGACTTCCCTGTCCATTCCACAGAAATAATGCAATACCGACCCAAAACGTCGCCGTAGCCCGTCGTCACCATCTGAGGTTCGCCGGTGCTTGCCTTGCCTTCTAAGGCTTTTAGCATGGGCAGGGCAGCAACACCCATCTGAGGGGCGCACGAGCCACTGATTGCAATGTCGTGTTTGCCGGGTCCGACCCATTGCAAAGCCAATTCACGGGCGATCCGTTCCTGCGCGGGCCACCGCTGTTCGCCACTGATTTTGAAAGAATCGATAGGGAGTGTGTCGTGTCGAAATTCAATTCCACCGACAATGAGTTGTGTTGCCCAGCCTGCCATCCGTGGCGACCCTCTTAAACATTCATTTGAGTAACAACACGATGCGCTTCACCAAGTGAGAATCCTTGCTCACGTAATCGCTTAATTGCGGTGATGGGTTGCGCGGGATTGATTGCTGTTTGTAATTCTTGGTCTAAATAACGGATTGCTTCCTGCAAATACCGCCGTTGCTGCCATTTATCGCTTTGCAGTGCCATGACCGATAGTATCAACGCACTGGCAACATTTGGGCTTAAATTCTGAGCAAGTTCAATCGGATTGATTTTTTTGAGCGGGGGCGGGTTGAGTAAAAATTCCATGTAATCCCGCGCTTTCTGTAAATCTTGAGTGTAACTGCCTTTATGCTTCGCCCGTAGTTGATATTTCAACAGGTTGCCACCACAAAAGCCGTCAAAGCAACCCATATCTGCAATCACATCAATCGTTTGTAGTCCGTCGGGTAATTCGTAATGAGGAGCGACGGGGAATCGGTATGTCATCAATCTGTCTCCTGATCATATTTCTTGATACGGGAAAATGGTTACTCGACTAAAAATAACTTAGGCACGACGGTCGCAGGATCGGGTTTTTTAACAAAATCAACCGTTTTTGTACGTTTTCCATTGTTGCATTCCTTGCACAAAGTTTATAGCACGCTGCGATTTCCCATCTAAGATGCTTTGTATAACTGAAATTTGAATTGCTGATGCCATATTAACCTTTACTAATCAATATCATGAATTGAAGATCGATGAGCATCTGCCAATCCCAATTCAACTTGCTCACGAATCTGTTGCGCCAACGCCATCGGATCAAATTTATTCTTATCACCTTCCCCGCCCCCGCTGACATTCACAGTGATATTGACGGTAATCGGTGCATTACTTGAACCTTGCGCTTGTGGCGTACTTTCTGGTTGAACCGAAGGGATCGGTGTGGCAGTTGTCGCTATCGGACTCGGTTCAGTTTGTGGTGCGAAATCTGGCAAATTATCCGAGAAAGTAGGCATTGGACTTGCGCCTGCCCCCGCCAATAACGGCATCGGTTCAGTCGCCCCGCCAAACATTCCATCAAGATTGAAGCTGTCAGAAACGGATGAGAACGTGCTGCCAATTGTATCAAAAAAACTTGAACTTGTCGAATTTGTGCTACTTGGATTAAACACCGTCGCAAGACCACCGAGCGGACTTTTTGCCTCAGCCCCGCCCCCAAACAAGCCCCCCAGCATGTCACCAATTCCCCCGCCACTTGAACCTTTTGCAGACTCCCCGCCCCCAAATATCCCCCCCAACATGCCACCAATCCCACCATCGGACGATCCCCCGCCCAAAACCCCGCTCAACATGCCACCAATCCCGCCAGATTTTTCACCACCCAACAACCCGCCGAGCATTCCCCCAATACCGCCCTTGCCACCCAATCCGCCCAACAAACCGCTGAAAATATTGCCGATACCGCCCAAGCCGGTCTTGAAAATATTCCCAAATGACGACATCAAGCCGTTGAGATTAAAGACATTACTCAGATTAATTTGCTTTAATTGCCCGACAAAGCCCTCTTTCACCTGTCCAAAGACATTTTTTAATTTATCTTTGATACCATCCGGGCTAAAGTTTTGAATAATCGACGCTAATCCTTCCTGTCCGGTACCTGAAAATGCACCTAAAAGCTGTTGCTTCAACCCATCAAGCGCACCCTGTGGATTCTTGATTAAATCCATAATCGGCATATTCGTGATTTGCCCAATCATGCCTTGTAAATTAGGAGCTTGCGGAGTCATCGGCGTGGTTTCAGTCATCACCGCAGGCGAATTTCCAGACAAAGATTCGGTAGCGGCTTGAACACCGGGTTGAGTTGTTGCTTGTGCGATCTCGAGAGCGGGAGCAGTCATGGCATTGATTTGATTAGGATCAGTCATGGGTGCGGCTTGTGCAGCTCCAACGGACTTATTCAACTTCTCATAAATAGGGGACATGGTGGCGAACATCTTCACGCCCTTTTTATTTTTGTACTGCAAATAATCATCAAGTTTTTGGAGTGAAACTTTGCCCTTTTTATTCCCACCAGAAGATTGCGAGACCATCAATTCGCCAGTCACCTGATCTTTAACGACTTGCGTGATGTGATCAATCCCATTCCAACGCCCTGCATCCCAACCCAGCGCGCCGTTATCCTCACCAATCATCATTCCTTCTTTGAGCGTCGATTTATTGACATCAGACCCTTGCAATAATTGCTTATTGAACTGAGAAGACGCTTGCATCGTTCCCGCAGCACCGCCGGTATAGAGATTCTTGAGTTGTTTCTTACTCTTAGAATCGACCAGTCCGTCACCAACGCTGTCAAGCAAATTGCCATTGATTTCAGCAACCCATCCACTGCAATCAATTTTGCCGGTTTTCGAGTCTTTAGAACCAAAACCATACTTCACGCCGCGTTGAATAGCATCCTGCGTTTGTGCGAATAGGGAACTTGCTGCACTTGCTGCAACCCCTTGAATTCCACCCGTTTGCATCGAAGGCATGGCAGTTGATGCTGTCGCGGCGGGAGTTGCTGAAGGAATTGCCGTATTGCTTGTGAGCGCGGGAGTTGCACCCGGTGCAGTTTTGCCGGCTGGTGAAGTGACTGGTGAAGCGGCAGGCGCAGACCCGTTTTTAGCCACGAAATCAAGCATGGCTTTCTGTTCACGCGGATAACGATCACCCACATTCGCACCCGTTTTGCTCACATAAGCGGTGCGCGTGTCATAAAAAGACTTGACTAATTGCTCAGTTGAGGCGGTTTTAGGATCAACTTTACCCGCCCACTGGTCAATAATCTTTTTAATTCCACCATGTTGCACTGAACCACTAAAAATCATTTCTTGCACAGCGCGATTATTGGTATCGAATCCCTTGGCTTGAGCGTGTTTCATGGCGGGATCGTAATGGGTGCGCTTAATGTAAGAATGTTGCGCTCCAGCAAATCCCTCTTTATCTGTCGCAATGGCTTGTTTATAAGCGGCATCAAATTCAGGGGAAGCAACCGATTTTCCTTTGAACAGATGAGCAAACTTGGCATTTTCAGGGCTGTCAATAAATGCTTTTAAAGTACCTGTTTTGCTTGCTAATTGATGCTCACCGTAGGATTTACCGCCCTTATCACCCAC